CAAGGTGGTAACTTCCGAGTTGGTGAATTCTTCTCGGTTGATCAGCTAACTGGTCGTGCTACATTGGATGCTTCCGCCTTCAACCTTTCTGGTTTGACAGAGTTGAGACTGGGTGCTATCGGTGGTCAGGTTGGTGAGTCTATTAGTGAGTTCTCTGCTGACCAAACAATGGCAGGTAACTCTAACAATGCTTGCCCAACTGAGTACGCAGTACGTGGTTACTTAACTCGTGGCGCAATGGGTACTAAGGCGATGACTCCACCAGTTGGAACAACCGCTCAAAGACCTGGCGGCGTTGATGATGAGTTTAACACTGGTGCAATGCGATTCAATACTACTCTTGGTTCTCTTGAGTACTATGATGGAACTGCATGGCAACAGCCAGGTAACCTAAGTTACAGTACTATCACAGGAAATACAAACGTTCTTGCATCAAACGTCTACTTCTGTAACACAACAGGTGGTCAATTCACATGTACTTTACCTGCTTCTCCTAACCTTGGAGACGCAATCAAGTTCTTCGACGTTGCTAAGACGTTCGATAGTAACTCACTGATCGTTGGACGTAACGGAAAACCAATTCAAGGCGATAATGCTGACCTAACAGTTTCAACTGAAGGTGCTGCTTTTGAACTCGTCTTCTCAGGTGATACACACGGATGGAGACTATTCTCTGTATAAGAGAACTCTCCTCCTTTATTATGACTTTTTAACCTAACTACAGGATTGTAAATGGCTAGTTATCGATCATATAAAAAAGTCACTGCTGCGATGGTTCCTGATTCATCCATCAGCATCGAGAAGCTTGAGCCTGGGTCTGGTCCTTCCTTTTGCGTAAAACACGTATACGGAACACCAAACTCATGTACGCCAGGTTGTTGTTGCTATTGGCAAGTTCCATCAGGAGCTACACGTATTACGTGGGAAGTTTGGGGTGCAGGAGGAAATGGTAATGGTGCTTGTTCATGTAACAGGTGTCATCACTACAGAGCTCCTACGGGAGGTGCTTATAATGTAAGAACTATCCAAACTGTTGGAGGTTGTCAATATACAGTTTGTGCAGGTGGAGTTTATAGGTGTTGTTCAAGAGAGTGTAACGGTTGCGAAGGATGTTCTTCCTATGTTAATGGTTATAACTTAAGTAACTTCTGTGCCAGAGGTGGTGCTAGAGGTTGTGCAAACACCGACTGGTCAAACCATTGTCACTCTACTTGGTGGTGCTGTATTGCGCCAGGAAGTTGGGGTGGAGACTTCACGATGACAAGTCACCAAGCACAATGGTCTGGTCACTGGGATTGCCATTGTGGTGGTTCTGTTGGTAACGTTTGTTCTGTTGGTGCTCCATTCCTTGCAATGGGTAAAGAACATAAGATGACACACTGTTGGATTCGTTGTGGTTGCTGGACTGCTCCATACGCAACAGGTGGCAATAACGGAATGACTTCATATTGTGGATCTGGCCATTGCGGTCAGGGAGGCCAGGGTGGATCTGGTGTTGTACGTATTACTTGGATGTAAGGAGCAGAAATGGCTGATTATTCCTCATACAAAAAGATTGACGGAGATACCTTTGAAGCAGGTATCCTGAGTGCTGCTAAATTCAGTAGTTCTCCTACTTCCACATGGGGTGTGAAGTGGGTATATGGAACAATGTGTCGTTGTTCGCCAGGTTGCTGCTGCAACTGGACAGTACCAACTGGTGTAAGCAAACTTTGGATTCAACTCTGGGGATCAGGTGGTAACGGAACAGGTTCTTGTTCATGTAACAGATGTCATCACTTCCAAGGTGCAGGTGGTGGATACTATAATAGTCAAATAACAGCCACTCAAGCTGGTTGTAGTTATTCAGTTTGTGCTGGTGGTGTTTATCCTTGTCTATCCAGAGAATGTTACGGTTGTCAGGGATGTTCGTCTTATGTAAATGGATACGGACTTTCAAACTTCTGTGCTATTGGTGGATGGAGAGGTAATGCTAACCCATCATGGACAACAGAATGTAACTCTGTTTGGGCATGTTGCCAATCACCTACTGCTCATGGCGGTCAGATGAACTTAGTCAACCATACAGATGGTTGGAGTAACTCAACTTATGATACATATAGAGGGTGGTGTCACTGCTATAACCAAGGTATGACTCCTACTTCTGCTCCTCTGATTGGTACTTTCGTCAGTCAGGCACAAAGGGGATGTTGGATTCGTTGTGGTTGCTGGATTGTACCATACGGTAACGGTGGTCAAGGCGCTATGAACTCATATTGTGGTAGTGGTCACTGTGGTCAGGGTGGAACTGGCGGTGGTGGTCTAGTCAAAATTACATACTTCTAAGAAGGAGAAACGATGGCAAGTTATTCATCATACAAACAGATTAAGAACTCGCAGGTTATAGATGGTAGTATCCCATCATCTGCGCTGGCTTCGGGTGCTTTCTCCAACTGGAATGTGAAATGGGTCTTTGGTAGTCCCAACTCATGTAGTACAGGTTGTTGCTGCAACTGGAGCGTACCAACAGGTGTTCAAAAGATCACATGGGAAGCTTGGGGATCTGGTGGTAATGGACACGGTGTTTGCATGTGCAACAGGTGTCAGAACTGGTTTGGTGCTGGTGGCGGATTCTATAACACAAAAACTATTTCAACTCAAGCAGGTTGTCAATATACAGTCTGTGCTGGAGGAGTTTATAGATGCTGCTCAAGAGAATGTGTAGGATGTCATGGATGTGCATCTTACGTTAATGGATATAACCTCAGTAACTTCTGTGCCTTAGGAGGTGCAAGAGGTTGTGCAACTGGTGGTTGGTCAAACGCATGTTTCTCACAGTTTGAGAGATGTTGTATGCAACCAGGCGCATGGGGTGGAGATTTCGGTATGGGTAACCATGCAGGAACCTCAAGAAGATTAGATGGTTGGAACTGTCATTGTTACTACAACATGTCACACTCAACAGGTGCTCCATTCATTGGAACCCTAGGTGTTGTTTCTGCTATTAGACACTGTTGGATTCGTTGTGGATGTTGGACTGTACCATATGGACACGGTGGACAGGGTGCTATAAGTCCCTACTGTGGAAGTGGCCACTGTGGTCAAGGAGGACAAGGTGGTGTTGGTCTAGTTAAGATCACATACGTCTAAAAAGAGTTCGAGATGGATTGGAGGGGTTACTACCCCTCCTTTTTTTATGGAATTGTATAAATAAAAGGCGAAGGAGTAAACCCGAACAAATCCGAATAAAAAAATGGCAACTAAAATTATTTCACATTCATGGAAGTTGAAACTTCCGAACGACTTTCTAGTAGATCACAGTTTTAGTGACAACAAGGAAAGGACAGCAGTATACGATGGTCCAGACAAAATCTATCTACAGTTAGGTTCAGACGGAAAAGAAAAGTATGGTCCTTTAACAGAAGATGATATTGCAGATGGTCGTCCAAGACCTGCTGACGTTGTAGAGTGGTTTGAAGTTGATTGTGCTGCAAACGATACAAACACTTTAATCTGTCAATTACGTGGCCCTGTAATCGATGAGAAGGAAGAGGAAAGAGGTACTGGAGAAGTAGTCCATGCAGGTTCTCCTGATGTTGGTGCTGAGTATCCAAGATTCTCTTATGCTACACCATTAATGGCTGATGATATTTACAATTTTGAGTCCATTAAAAAGAACGCTTCTGGACAATTAGAAATCAGTGCTTTCACCGTTAAAGAGAAAATCAACGGTGCTGATATTGATCTTACTTGGGATAATATCAGATCTATACGTAATAGAAACTTAGAAGCAAGTGATGGATCAGTTGCAACTGATATGCCTACTTCAATGCAAGAAGATTGGAAAGCTTATCGTCAGAAGTTGAGAGACTTCCCTAAGACCATGATGGATGCAGGAGTTCATCCTAATATTGCACAGAACATGTTCCCACAGGATCCATCATATCAAGAGCCTGGAAGAGATCCAGAACCAAATGCTGATGGTAGTCAGCCTTGGGCTCCACCAAATGGTTAATTAACTAACCTATATAAATTACTAAAGATGATCGTAAAGGTCATCTTTTTTAATGCATGGTATTATTATGTTTGAAACCAATAATTGGCCACATGAAGATTGGCCACATGAAGATAAACATTATCATAGATTACATGATCATTTTAAATTTAATGATCAAGGTGCATGTTGGAGAAGTATTTTTCAAATAGACAATTTCTATAGAAATCCAGATGAAGTTCGTGATTATGCTTTGTCATGTGAAACTACCACCGACAAGAATAAGTGTGGTGACATGATAGGTAGAAGGGTATATGAAAAGAATTTTGAAATGGAATGTAATTTAAAACCAGTATTTGAAAAACTAGTAAAGAATGATGTTTGGAAGAAGAATTTACGTCAGGATGGTAGAGGTGGTTTTAATGATACTGAGTGGGATAAACTTTGGACAAATATGCCGTTTATATGTAATATCACTTATGGAAAAGATTTTGCTGAAAGAGAAGATTCATATAATGGAAAAGTAGTTACATATCACAAAGATCATGATAAACATAGATGGGCTGCTGTAATTTATTTGAACAAACCTGAAGAGTGTGAAGGTGGTACAAGATTTTATGAATTTAAAGAAGATTGGCCAGGTTTTGAACCGAGTGAAAAGGATGCATTTACAATTGAAATGAAGTATAATACAATGATATTATATGAAGCTAGACATTGCCACGGAGCTGTATTAAATAGGGATATGTTTCAAACAAAACCCCGTCTGGCACAGGTATTGTTTATGTGACTATATAGTATAGGAATCATGAAAATCATTATTCTATTTTTCTTGAGGTGACAAAAAATGAGATCAAAAGCCTTTTTCATTAATGGAGGAGCTGGAAGAGTTATTTGCTCTATTCCTGCATTTGAAAAGTACGTAGAAGCAAATCCCGATGAGGATTTTATTATAATTGCTGAAGGGGGTACTGACTTCTTTAAGGGTCATCCAACTCTAGATGGTAGAGTCTATGATGTATGGCATAAAGGAATATTTGAAGAACATATAAAAGATAGAGATTGTGTAAGTCCAGAACCATATAGAGTTTGGCATTACTATAATCAGAAATGCAATTTATCACAAGCATATGATATTGCAATCAATGGTTTAGAAGAACCAAGAGAATTACCAAAACCAACAATTAATCTTTCCAAGATGGAAGTTATTGCTGGTTATAATATTGTTCAAGAAGTAAAGGCTGTTACTGGATTAGATAAGACTATAGTTATTCAACCATTCGGAAGAGGAGTTGAGCAACTAGGAGATTTTGTTGCAGATGGTAGTTCTAGAAGTATGTCTCTAGTTAATACCGTTGAAATTATTAATCAACTTAAAAAGGATTATGCAGTAATTGTGATGAGTGAAATTCATTTTCCTGTAGAGGAGAATGAGGAGAAATCTAAACATAAAATTGCAAGACCAGAGATTCAGGATATGAGACAGTGGGCTGCAGTAATTGATGTTGCAGATCACTTCTTGGGATGTGATAGTATGGGACAACATATTGTAAAAGCTCTTGATGGAACTGCAACTGTTGTTTGTGGATCTACATTCCCAATTAACATATCATATCCTAATGATAAGGACTTTGATATTATTGATATTGGTGAAGGAAGAAGGAAATATTCTCCAATTAGAATTAGTCAGGAAGAACATATTGAAAGATTTAATGACCAAGCAATGGAGATGGATAAATCTCAGATTAAACAGGTTGTTGATTCTGTAAGAAAGAGACTTGGTAAATCAAAGAAATTTACTGGTACATATGTTCCTGTCCAACAACAGCAACAATCTTGCAGTAATCCCAATCACAATCATGGAGCAATTCCACAAGGAGGTCAGGCTCCTCAATATCCAGATGGGAATTCTTTGGCACAATCTGCATACCAAGGTGCAGGGAGGATTAAACCAGAATCTCCAACACCTAATTTTACTTTAGGAAAACCAGCTAAACCAGCTAGGATTAATAAAGGATTCAAACAAGAAGTAACAAGTCTTTTAAAGGCCGACAAACCATTATCTATTGAAAAAAAGAGTGAGGGTTAATAATGACACAGTGGATTGCAGCAATTGCTAGAGGTCATAACTCTGGTGTTTGTCTTCTTCGGGATGGTGAATTAGTATTTGCTATAGAAGAAGAAAGATTATCTAGAAAGAAGTATGATGGTGGTCCATTTGCTTCTATAGTTAAGATTTTAGAATATACAGATAAGTTAGACTACCTTGTGGTTGCACATACACAACCATTAAATGAAGCTGGAAAGGTAGATTTCACGGGAGAAGATGTATATACGGGATTGGCCAGTAAGTTAGGGTTAATAGAAAGAAATTGTGATATCTACAATCATCCACAGGTAGTAGATTACAGTCATATTCACCATAAGTTACATGCTTCTTGTGCCTTTTATAGATCTGGATTTGAGAGTGCTGTTGCTGTAATTGTTGATGGAGCAGGAACATTCATTCCAATGAATATTGGTGGTGAAGAACAGATGACTTGGGAATTGGAAACAATTTTTAAGTGTAACTATCCTAATAATTTCAAGACTCTTTGGAAACATCAGGGTGGTAGAGGTCCTTGGCCATCAGCTGTTGTACCAGATTTTCCTTCTAGTAGAGAAGGAGAAGAAGGATCACATATAATGGTATTAGATGATAGTGCTGGTATTGTTAAAGCATACGAAGCAGTAACACAATATTGTGGATGGCAACCTATTGAAGCTGGTAAGACTATGGGACTATTCCCATATGGAAAAGAGAATGACAATATTCCAGAGATTTATACTGATTATGATGGAATGTCTGATTGGGCAACCACTAACAGAGATATAATAGTTCCAACTTATCCCAATGGTGCATTAGTAAATCAAGGTAGATTTTCAGAACTAATTACCACACCAGAAGATGAAAAGGGTGATTTGACTAAAATGGATAACCGTAGGGATATGGCTTATGCAATTCAAACTGAATCACAACAACAGGTATTAGATCTTATTCTTAAAGCTGTAGAGTTGAGTGGAGAGAAGAATGTTGTTCTTTCTGGTGGATATGGATTGAATTGTGTTGCAAACTATTGGTTCCTTCAAGAATTAGAACATGAAGATATAAACCTTTTTGTAGAACCAGTCAGTAATGATGCTGGTACTGCAATTGGTGCTGCTTATCTGCATCATCATAATGTGACAAAGAGTTCTAAGATACTTCCACATGTTCATGATTTATATACGGGACCACAGTATGAATATAATAACGAGGAAATATTAGAAGTTTCTCAGAAATATAATGCAACAAGAGTATTTGAGGCTACTCATAAAGATGCAGTAGAACTCATTACTAATAAGAATATTGTTGCATTGTTCCAAGGTAAATCAGAAGCAGGTCCTCGAGCATTAGGTAACAGATCTATTCTTTATGATGCTCGTGATCCAGATGGTAAGGATCATGTTAATCACGTTAAACGTCGTGAATATTTCAGACCATTTGCAGGTTCTATTCTAAAAGAACATGTACATGATTGGTTTGATCTTCGTGGTATGGATGAAACTCCATTCATGATGTATGCAGTTAATTGTAAGGATGGTATTCAGGAAAGGATTCCAGCAATCATTCATGTTGATGGTACATGCAGGATTCAAACTGTTACTGAAGATGTTAATAAAAACTACTATGATATCATTCACGAGTATTACAATCAAACAGATTGTCCTATTATATTCAATACATCCTTCAACCTTGGTGGAGAACCTCTTGTAGAGACCCTAGACGACGCTCTGAGGACTCTTGCGAATAGTTTGATAGAATACCTCTATTTGCCAGAATATGGTCTTATGGTGGAGATTAAGAACCAATGAAGATTACTATAGTTGGTGGCGGTACTGCTGGATGGATGTGTGCAGCTGCAATGGCACATAAACTTCATTTTGCAGATATAACTTTAGTCGATAAAGAAGTATCAACTCCAGTTGCTGTTGGTGAAGCAACTCTTCTTAGTTTTGAAAAATTCTTAGAGAATTATTGTGGATTAGATCTTAGGGAATGTCTAAGAGAACTTGATACTACTTTAAAAGCTGGTATCTTATATCCAGATTGGGGATATGATGGTAATGAACCATGGCATCCTTTTTATTTTTTAGATTTTCCTTCTGAACATTTTCCACCAAATCCTCTAATAGATGGTTGGTCTTTAGCAAAAGAATTTAAGTTTGAATCTTTAATGGCTCTGTATGGATCCAGTATGGATAACTGTATCGATAAAGAACAGTTAGAAGGTGGATATGCAATGCATATTGATTGTATAAAATTGGTTCAATATCTTCGCAAAATATTGGAAGGTAGAATTAATATTATAGAAAAGGAAGTAGTAGGTATTGCTTCAATCAGTACTGATAAAGGTATTGAATCTTTACTTTTGGAAGGTGGTGATATTATAGAAAGTGATTTGTTTATTGATTGTACTGGACATAAAAGTGTCCTTAAAGATGTTAGAGATACTGTAGATCTGTCAGATAGACTTTATACAAATACTGCTGTATCTACACATATTGATTATGAAAATATAACAGAGGAACTTAAACCATATACCACATCTACTGCTGTAGATCATGGTTGGGTGTGGAATACTCCTTTACAATCTAGAATTGGAACTGGATTAGTTTTTAATAAAGATGTAACTCCTATCGAAGAAGCAAAAAAATATCTTTGTGATTTCTGGAATGGGAGATGCAATCCAGATGATTTAAGAGTTAATAATTGGACACCATATTATGATAGAAAT